CGCAGCGGGCGCGTTTAAGAATAACAAGGCGTAACAAAAACAAACTAATCATGCGCTACGGTCACTCCCGAACGTAGCGCAGCAGTCGAGAGGAACGGAAATGCCAAGTATTGTGTCAACGCAGCAATTGCGTAGTGTGCTTGGCGTTTCCGTTTCACTTTATCCAGACAGTTATCTTGACGAAATTATCAACACCGCAGAAGCGGTCATTTTGCCAATGCTGGTTGCAAACACTTCAGCAGTTAGCGAATACGAATTGAAGTCAAACGTCGCGACTTATTACACGCAACGCGCACATCATTTCGTTTCTGGTCAATCAGTCGTCGTTGCTGGAATGCCAGCACCGTTTTCAGCAACCGTCACCGTAATCGACGTGACCGAGTATTCATTTACCGCTGCGCGAACAAATGCTGACGTTACATTGCGCGAAATGATTCCAGCGGGAACGGCAACACTTTCAGGCTATTCAGCAGCTGAAATTTATGCCAACAGTGCGCCAATCGAATCAGCCGTGCTTGCAGTGAGCGTTGAGGTTTTCCAATCACGCGTTGCAGCAGGTGGCGAGATTCAAGGCGTCGATTTCGCTTCAACGCCTTACCGAATGGGACGCAGTTTGACCAATCGCGTTTCGACCTTGCTTATGCCATTTTTAGACGTTGAAACCGTGGTGCAATAGTGCCCGCCAATTCCGTCGCCGAAGCCCGTGCAGACTTAGCAAACGCGTTCGCAGGACTAGCAGCCAACATTTACCCTAGCGTCCCAGAATCGCCAATCCCGCCCGCCATTGTGGTCGTGCCCGATACGCCTTACATGGAAATTGTTTTGCTGGGCAAGTCACAAACAAAAGTCAAAATCAATTTTGCGATCAGTGCCATTGTTGCTTCAAATAGCAATGCCGCGTCACTGGACAATCTAGAAAAACTAATCATAGGAATTCTCGCTGCAATGCCAGCGGGATACGTCGTGGGCGTTGTCGAAAAGCCAACCGTTCTTGAAGTGGGTCAATCACCCATGTTGGTTGCTGACATCAATGTTTCGACGTACTACACCCAAACAAACTAGGAGAAGAAATGCCAACGACAATCATCACGGGTCGCGATCTCACACTGACGATTGCGTCAACAAACTACGACGCACAGGCGACCAGTGCGACACTTGCAAATTCACCAACCGTTGAAACCTACCAAACCCTTGACGGCAAGGCTTACAAGCACATTGACGATCAGTGGACATTCGACGTTTCAATGCTTGCTGACTGGGGCGCGTCAGGTTCATTGTGCGAAGCACTATGGACGGCTTGCGAATCAGCACCAAACACAACATTGGCAGTTTCATTGACTGCGGTGTCAGGTGCAGTGTTTGCATTCAACGTCATGCCAGTATTTCCAGCAGTCGGCGGGTCAGCACCTGACGCGCAGACCGTTGACCTATCATTCATTGTGGTGGGCACACCTACTGAAACATTCAGTTAAAATCTAACAATCGGGAGAAAAAATGAAGTTACCAATAACAATTGAATACAACAACGGCGACCAAATTACCTACACGGCTGCACCGCCTGAGTGGGTGAAATGGGAGAAGCAAACGGGTCACACCATTGCGCAGGCGCAGGAGAAAATCGGAATTTCAGACCTGATTTTTCTTGCTTATCACGCAATGAAACGTGAAGCAGCTGGTAAACCAGTCAAGCCAATCGAAGCATGGACGGAAACAATTTCCGAAGTGATCGTTGGTGAAGCGAACCCAAAAGCCACCCAGTCGGAAGCCTAAGTCGAATCGTTTGGGAGATAGCCCTAACAACGGGGCTATCACCAAATGAGTTTGAAAGTGCCGAAGACATTTTGACGATACTGGAGATTTTGGAAAGGCGGGCAAATGGCAACTGAAGCGATCAGTTATGACAAAGCCGAATTGCGCGCCATTGTCAGATCGTTCAAAGCAATGGACGAAGAAGCAACCCAACAAGCCAAAGAAGCCAGCAGCGAATTGGCACAATGGGTTCAGGGCAAAATCAAGGACGCTGCGAGCCGTACAAATAACCGCCTGGACGATCGCATTGCCGCAGGTTCGAAGGTTTCCAAATCATCAAAAATTGGTGAAATCAGTTTTGGTTTTGCAGGTCAAAAATTAAGCGGTGGTGGTACAACCCAGCAATTATGGGGAGGGGCTGAATTTGGTTCAAACCGCTTAAAGCAATTTCCAGTGTGGTCAGGGCGTGAAGGTCGAGGGTCACGCGGTTGGTACATTTATCCAACGCTTCGAAGCGTCCAACCTGACATTGTGAAAAAATGGGAACAAGCATTTTCAACGATAGTTAAGAGGTACGACTAATGGCTGGCAATCGCACCCTCAAACTTTCCATTCTTGGCGACGTTGACAATCTCAACAAATCCTTAAAGCAAG